ATCACGGTTCGCAACCACCTCGCCGCGATCCGCGCCAAGCTCGGCTTTTCGAACCGCACGCAGCTCGCGTTACATTGGCAGCGGCTCGAGCATCTGAACCAGATGGCAGCAACGATCGGCATCACGCCGGCCGAAGAACGCGAGCGCATGCAGCTCAGAGTGGAGGCGAGGGCAGGGAAATGAGGTTCGCGATCGTGCTTGCGGTGATCATCGTTGGACTGGCTGCGCTCGATCGCATCCCAGAGGTTGACGCGATCCTGACGCGCGTAGCAGAGGCCAATCTACAGGCCCATTAGTTTGTCCGTCTGAACCCACCGAATGCGCCCAGTCGCGAGAAACTGGGCGCCAATTCTCCCACTCAGCAAGAGCAGCCCGCCCTTCATCCCAATCAACCTGTGCCCTCGAACAAGGATGGTGTGCATCGTTTGAGGGCAGGCCCTGTCGAGCAGCTCGGCCGACATCCCGTCGTAGCGCGGTTCGCGGCCCGTCCGAATCTCCAGCTCGCCATCCTCGCGGTAGATGCGAATGTAGGCGCCCGTCTCGAGCAGCAGCACTAGGTCCGGATCGGAAGAGTCGCGCGAGATCCAGGCGCGTTCGATGCGTTTGTTGATGTGCTGGGGGGGGAACTGTCTCACGCTACGCCCTTCATTCCGTTTGCGTGATCACAGGTTTCCCGCTGATCTGGACGTCCTTTGCACCCCAGTCGATCCGTATTTCACGTCCGCAATTCGGGCAGGTGACGTAAGCCGAAAAGGTCACAACCTTGTGGCCACACAAGCATTCAAATTCGTATTCGCTAGCGGTCCTCATTCGGGGTATACCTCGTAAGCGATCCGCTGGCACTCCTCCGGAGCATGGCCGCGATCGCGCAGAATGAGGGCCAGCAGGCCGCGGCGGATCGGTCTGTGGTCTATAGGTCCGGTGAGATCACTTTTCTCGCGCGGGCTCAGGTAAACCCGGTGCGCATAGGAAAGGTGCGGGTACTGCGGGCACATTTTGCTAGGCATTTTGGTGTCAGTCCTTCTGTGTCGGATCCGGCGGCGGATTGTGTCCGCGCAGCTCGAGCTGAATGCGGAGATCTTCGACGGCTCGGGCCGATTCCTCGTCAGTGCGCCGGTGCATAGCCGCTTCGCCCGCCGTTGCCGTGACCTGGTCTTCGATTTGCTTCAGTTCCTGCTTCTGCAGCTTGTAATCTGGTTTGTTGTCGCAGCGCCACGCCTCTTTGATTTCGGGTAGCGGCTTCAGCACTTTGCCTTCGATTAAAAATGGCGCATACGCGCCAGGATTGAGCGCAACTTCCCGTTTCCACTGCTCGATCTTCCGCGTGTTCTCCAAAATTTCGCGGGTTCGATAGGCAGCCTCGAGTTTGTCGAAATCGGCCAGTTCCATCGCTGGCTGCACGCCGTCCAACGGGTCATAGCGCGTGCAGTAGAGAGCCCGTAGCGAGGGCAGGGTACAGTCCTTTCCCCACTCCCGGAACGTGCGGATCGCAGCATGCGCGAGCCAGTTCAACTGCTCCCGCGTTTCAATCATCGATTCGAATTCGGCCATGAGCACCTGGATTGCGAGCGCGTTCTCATCCGGAAACCACGCAATCACTGACCCCATAACGGAGATGGCCCGCAGCAGATCCTGCTTGTCGAGTTTGGAATTAGTCCACCTCCCCGTCATTAGAACCTCGGGATCTCGTCCGACTCCATGACCTGGGCGTAGGCGGCGCGGCGGCGGCGTTCGCGCGGCGAGAGGTCTGCATCGGGCGCCGAATCGTTGCCATTGCCATGTGGGTTCTGAAGGAAGCGATAGAACTGTTCATCGCTACCGATAAACTCGGGTACCTGGGTTCGGAACACAGCAGCGTAGAGCGAATTGGGTTTGCTGCCTCGGCGCTGCTCGGCCTTGTGGTGGATCACGGCAACGATATGCGCCGTCTCAATGCCAGCCCGGGCCGCGCAACAGTCGGCGACCAGTTGCTGAGCTTGCTTGACGGTAACGCTTCGATCGTGGGATTGCAGAGCTTGACGGACCTGCTGAACGTCGACGGTTTTTACGAGCGGTGCTGGATGGGGATGGGCCGGCGGCGGCGGTTGTGTCGGAGCCATACTACCCACGGAAAGGCCCGCCGCCGCCGCGCGTTCCCCTTTTCTATTAGTAGTCTTAACGTCTATAAGGATAGAGCCCGTTTTGTCCGACCTGTCCGGACGTTTTGTCCGACCTGTCCGGACTGTTTGTCCGACCTGTCCGGACAAGTCCGAACCTGCATCAGATCGTTGCGCTTTCGCTTTTTCTTCGCAGTCCTCACTTTCCTCTTCCTTTACCTTGTTCCAGTCTGATAAGATCTCGTAATCGATGGCCTTGACGATCGCAACCGCCTCAACGCGCCGTTTTTCGGCCTCATCGCGAGCCTGTTGCTTCTCTGGGTGGCGTCGCAGCCAATCCGCGGTGAAGTTTAAAAAGCGAACAGACGGCGAATCTTGTCCGGACATGTCGGCGGAGTTTCGCTTTATGTTCGCCTCTTCGGTGCCATCGGCCTGAACTAGACGGCCTGGAGGGCCGACAGTGCCATCGGGGAATCGGCCCTTGTGGTCTGGCACGATCACGTAGCCCAGCAACACATTGGCCGATACAGCCTCGCTCACGCGCCGGCGGTCCATGCCGGTATCCTGCTCGCAATCCCGACGAAATTTCTCATTGCCTGCGGAATCGACCGGCCAGTCTGAAAAATTTCCAGCGGCGTAGAGCGTCAACCACGCGAGGAAGCGGTCTGCATCGCTGACCTCCAGATCGCGCATCCGTTGCGCGAGAATCGCGTTCCATTGGCCGCTGAACGGATCGCCGCGGTGTCTCTGGCGCCACGCTTCGAATTTCTCGCGTGAGTAGTCGCGAATCGGCGGCGCCGCGTATTTAGTCATTGAACGTCTCCCAAACCTGCGGACTGCGGGGAAAATCAGTGCTTGAGAAACGTAAAGGTGGGATAATCAACTTGAACCGCGTTCCGGTCATCCGTGCGCGGTTACTGCTCACCTGGCGTTTCTCTTCATGACCACTTGCACAGCTTCAGACCGTGGAAAGTTGAGGGCTGTGTGCGTGGAATTAAACTGGCGTTGCGCCGGGTGGCGGTCGGATGACGAAATACAGAGCAGCAGTGTCAGGGACATAAGGCTCTGCGTTATCAGCGCGGCCTAGAGCCCAACTTCTGATAATGGTTATTACGTCGTCCGCAGACAGTTCCCTTCTCTGAGCCCCTCGAATGGGCTCATTCTGCGCCAAATGAATTGAGGTTTTCCGCATCCGTCCTACGCTTACGGCTGGAAGGGTGGAGGCGTAAGACGCCGAATTTGGGTTCGGCGAACTCCACCCTATCCAATTCCGGACGCTGGACACCACTCCAGCGGCCGCCACCATGTGGTGATGGCAGCGGCAGATCAATTCTACAACAAAGTTCACGAGCACCTCGCATCAGATTTATGGGTGTTGGACTCTCTTACCAATAGGCAGCGAGGAGGAACGAGTGTACAATGCAGGACATACCAGCATCCAAAGCAACATTCGGATGCTTGAGTCCCACACGAGATCGAATCCTCTAACCAGGTCGCCCGTTGGGATTGCTAGCGTGTACTGGCGCGCTGGTTGACAACTTCTTCTCAAGGCGAGTAGTCATCCGCGCGCCGGCCCAAATTAAGGCGGCTGCCGTTCCCTTTTAGGCGTAATTAGGTACATACAACAAAATATTTCGCACTGAACTGAAATCGGCTGACCTCGATTTTACGCCTGAACCGACCCGCCGCGTTATCTCGTCATTGCAAGTTTTTTCGATGCTATGCCATAATTCCTTCAAGTAGTTCAACACGCAGCAGTTCCGATAGTCGATTAAAGGATTACGATGTGCCGCAGCAAATAAGCGCGGAGCACGAGAAGCGCGCCCACACCATCGACGAGTTCGGCGAGCTGGACCGGCAGCTCCGACTCTGGGCTCCTACCATCCGGCGTCACAACGAACTTCGCAAAATCATTCAATCCTGGTTTGAGCTGATCGATCCCGAACTGGGAGCCACGGCGGCTGGGCATGCTTATCAGGTCATTATCGGCCCGAAGGCCAATCACCGATTGATCGATTGCCGAAAGCTTTTCGCACAGATCGGCGACAACTTTTTCGACTGGGCGAATTTTCCGCTCGAACAATTCGAGGCACTGCGAATCGATTCGCACGGTTTGATCACCGAGGAGCGCAGTGGGAGCCGCAGCGTTACGCCAGTCCCGCTGGTGGCCGCTGTCGTTCCTGGAACAACGGCGGCGACGAAGAAGAACACCGAGGGCAAGAACCCTCGCGGCAGGCCGCGCAAAATAGCGGCCTGATGGACGACATGATCGCGGGCGCGACGGGAAGCGCCCAAACTCGAGGCGAAGCTCGAGTCTAAATAATCCGGCATTGCCGGCGGATCTCTCCGCAACTCCCGTTTACCAACCTCACAGCATGAGTACGTCTATCGAGCGGGTAGCCGTTGTCGATGAGGCAGGGGTGCATCTGTTCTGGGCAGACGAGGAGCGAGCTCATGAGCTGCTCGTGGAACGCAAGGTGCACCTGGTGCGCCGCGGCGGCCGCGCGAGGGTCCTGGTCGCACGGCCCGACGTCGCAGCACCGCTCACGTTACGGCTCGAGGGCCGAGGCTCAGCGCTCGGAGGCCTGAGGACCAGCGACAAGCGCGAAACGGAGGACAATCCGCCGAACGTTTGGCGCCTACGGCGACTGTTGCTCTATGCCGCGTAACACCACCAAAGCCGTCATCGTCGTAGCGCACCAGGGACGGCCGCTCACCGCGTCAGTAACAGCGCCTCGAGCCCTGGCGATCGCCGGCGAGTGGGATCAAATCATCCAGATGTGGTTGCACGGCCGGCCAGAATCGACAGTCGCAGTCTACACGCCAGAGATCGAAGCGTTCCGCCGGCGAGTCCCGGGCAAGCGGCTCGCTGAGGTGACCCTGCTCGACCTCCAGAACTGGGCTGTGGACTTGGCGAAGCAGAAGCCGCGGACTGTCGCGCGGAAGCTCTCGACGATCAAATCGCTACTGAGCTTCGCCCATCGTGCCGGCGTAATTCCGCTCAACGTCGGAGCGGTGCTGCGCGCACCGAAGATCCCCTCGGACCTGGCCGAGAAGATCCTACCGGAAACCGCGATCCAGAAATTGATCAGGAGCGGAGCCGACAAGCGGGATAATGCCATGCTGCGGCTCATGTACGTAAGCGGGATCCGCGCGTCCGAGGTCGCAGGCCTGCGCTGGGTAGATTGCCAGTCGCGCTGGGGCGGCGGGCAGATCACTGTGTTAGGGAAGGGCAATAAAACCAGGTCCATCAAGGTCTCGCGCGAGAGCTGGGCGGCGCTCATGGAGATCAAGCCGAGGAAGGCGCAGCCCGAAGATCCTGTATTTGTCTCGCGTTGGGGCAAGGCATTCGATCGCACCGGAATTAACGTTGTCGTCGCGGCCGCGGCCGCTCGAGCTGGCCTGGAAGCTCACCACGTCTCGCCGCACTGGTTGCGGCATGCTCACGCAACGCATAGCCTCGATCGAGGCGCCCCACTGCTATTGATCCAGCAGACGCTCGGCCACGCATCGCTCGCGACCACACAGAAGTACCTGCACGCGCACCCGGAGGACAGCTCTAGCCGGTTCCTCAAGGCCTGAGCGTGTGTGCGTCCTTCCAAGCGCTACACAACAAAATACCCCTTTTGCTAACCCGTTCGGGATGTGCCACTTACTGAAATGTCTGCAACCTGGACATTAGGGTTTTCGGCGTGTCGCCGGCACGAAATGCGGCAGCCCGGCCGCGCCTGCGGCGCGTGTTCTTACCCACATTTTCCTACACTTAAAAAGGAGTAGAAATCGATGCTAGACAGACGAGAAATGTTGACCGTTGGCTCGCTCGGTATTGCTGCCGCAGGAATAGCGCAGGCCGACCCCAGCCGTCAGAATAGTGTTCTTTTTCAGGCCCCGCAGCGCCCAAATCCTCGCTACTAAGTGAAAAAGGCTATTACCAAGGTCAAGCAGAAGGCCTTCCTGGCCGGGTTCGCCCGGGCGGGGTCTGTCCTCGGAGCCAGCCATCTGACGAAGATCGATCGGAGCTACCACTATGACTGGCTCAAATCGGACCAGGAATACCAGCGCGACTTCCTGCACGCGAAGGCTGAGACGATTGACCGGCTCGAGCACGAGTTGAACCGACGCGCGTTCGTGGGGATTCGCAAGCCGGTCATCTACAAAGGCGCGTTGCAGTTCGAACCGGCTCGAGACGCTAAAGGCAACGTCAAGCGCGACAAACGGGGTCAGGCGATCCTGAGCACCGATCCGCTCTTTCTGCGCGAGTACTCCGATACACTGCTGATGTTTTGGTTGAAATCTTTGGATCGGCCGCGGTTCCAAGACAACCAGAACATCCAGGTGAGCGGGCCGGCGGAAGGCCCGATTCCGATTTCAATCGATGTGCGATTCGTGAACGCGCCGCCGCAGCCGGATGGCCCTAGCTGACTTTCCGGCGGTGCTGGGCTTCCTGTGGCAGCCGGCGCGCTACAAAGTGGCCTACGGCGGCCGCGGCGGTGCGAAATCGTGGAACTTCGCGAGAGCATTGCTGATTCAGGGATCGAAACGAAAGCTCAGGATTTTATGCGCTCGCGAAACCATGAAGTCGCTCGCCGACAGCGTACACAAGCTGCTATCGGATCAGATCTACGTCCTTGGGCTGGGCGGGTTCTATCGGATCGAGAAGAAGACCATCGTGGGCCAGAACGGCACAGAGTTCACGTTCGCAGGCCTGCGGCACGACATCGCGAGTATCAAGAGCACAGAGGGCATCGACGTCTGTTGGGTGGAAGAGGCTCAAAGCGTGAGCGACAGTAGCTGGTCCGCGCTAATTCCGACGATTCGAAAGGACGGTAGCGAGATCTGGATTTCGATGAATCCCGATTTCGCGGACGATGCCGCGTACGAGCGCTGGGTGCTGAACCCTCCACCGGGCGCGATCGTGCATAAGGTCGGATGGCGCGATAATCCGTGGTTTCCGCAAGTGCTCAGGCAAGAGATGGAATTCTGCAGGCAGACCGATCCGGATGAATATAACCATGTCTGGGAAGGTTGCTGTATCTCGCTCCTGTCGAGCGCCATCTACGCGAACGAGCTGCGCGCCGTAGATCGTGAGGGCCGAATCCTAAATGTGCTTTACGACCCTGCGAGGCCAGTTGACTGTTTCTGGGATCTGGGTTTTGGAGACCAGACCGCGGTGTGGATGGTTCAGAGCTTTCCGTTCGAATATCGGTGTATTGACTACATCGAAGAGTCGGGTAAGACCATCAATTGGTTCCTGACCCAGATGCAAGCGCGGGGCTATCTGTTCGGCATCGACTGGCTGCCCTGGGATCTTGGTCTGCACGCAGCTTCGCTCGGATCCGGTAAGTCTGTTGAGGAGCTGATGCGCTTGGCGGGCCGCCGAGTTCGCATCGTGCCCCGGCTCACGGTGGCTGATGGAATCAATGCGGCCCGTACGATTTTCCCGCTTTGCTACTTCGATCGCATTCGGACAGAAGCCGGCGTGAAGAGCCTGAGACACTATCGCTACGGCGACGTCAAGACGACAGGTCACGTCTCGCGCGAACCGATCCACGACAAGTGGAGCCATGGAGCGGATGCGTTCCGGTATTTCGGTCTGTGCGCGAAGGGTCCGAAGCCGGCGGCCGCGGCGCGCTCGGGACGCGATCGCCGCGACGAAGCGGTGGGCACCTGGACGTAAGATCAAGGGATGAACGCTATGATTGCGAAGGAAGAACCCGCTGAAATCCAGGGCTGTCCCATCGCTGAAGTCACAACGTTTGATCATGATGGGTTCTGTTTGCAGTGTCCGGTCTGTTCTTACGAGTACAGCCATATTCGGAGCGCATATACCGCTTTGGGTAACGATCCCCACGAGGGCGGCGCAGCCTATCTAGGAACCGAAGCGCGAGGCGTGACGCCATACCGCCGTGATTGTCTCGTGATCACGGTTGCCGGGGAATGTGAACATGTCTGGGAAATTCGTATCCAGCAGAACAAGGGAATCAACTACGTTTTCACTCGCGTTATCGAGTGAGCCTTTATGAACCTGACATCAGAGAGTCGCCGCGAATTCTTAAGGAGACTGAAGTTCGTTTAGCGGTTCTATGTTCGGAATGTCGGCAGCAGCGGTGTTCGCCCTTTGAGCCCGCTTGTTGTACCTGGAGACAAGCGCCCCGATGAATTCTGCAAACTCAATCGGATCTTCTGGCAAGCGACATCGATGTTTAACGCCTCTGCCGTGGTTGGATTCGTCCGCGGGATCGTCTATCCAGACATGTAAAAGCTCGATTCCTTCCGAGAACTCCAGGATGAAGCGAATGTTGGTCTTTACGTCGTAAACGTTGAAAGTGGCTCCAGTCAGATCAAAGTTGTCGTATACCATGCCATGTCCAAATTAACATCAGAGCGACGTGAGAAACTGCCGGAGAAAACCTTCGGGCTCCCCGGTCAGCGCAAGTACCCGATGCCGGACGCCAGCCACGCGGCCAACGCAAAAGCCCGCGCAACGCAACAGGTCAACGCGGGCCGCCTCTCGCCGGCATCCGCGTCGAAGATCAGAGCGAAGGCAAACCGGATCCTCGGTAAGAAGTAAAAAGGCACAACCCCACAAAAGAAAAGCAGCGGGACGAGGGGCGCGGTCCCCGCTGTTTGCGGTTTCCGATTGTCGCGCCCCCGAAACAACAACATAGCCGTGACTCCTCGCGAAGAGATCAATCGATATCTCGCGAAGCGAGGACTGGGTCAGCTCGGCGATGATGGGCTGATCTCGCAGCTCGCGTTCTTAGTCCGCGATCATCTGCACTTTCAATCTTTGCTGACCGCGTGCGAACCAGAGCTGAGAACGCCCATGTATGAAGCTCTCGCGCCCAATCTCAGCTTCCGACCGAAGCCGCTGGCCAGCTACCTGATCGAAGCCGCGCGCGATGCGGAGGCGCGCCAGCTCCCCGTCATCGGAGCGGACGGGGAGCTCCAGCAGTATTACCCGCCCGAGGTGAGTCATCATGCCCTGGACCCGGAAACAGGTGAAGCTTTTGCTGTCGAAGGCCTCGCCGCTGAACGCGGAACAGAAAGCCTCGATGAAATCGGAGCTGCACGCGGACCCGTCGATGGGTCACAAGCGTAAAGGCTCGCCCGCACTCACAAAAAGCAAAAATGATTCCGTCCATCCGCGATGAGCGGCCCGCCGTCATTGACGACGATGACGAGCCGCAAACCGCAGCCGTAGACAACTCCGAAGAGGACGAAAAACTCTTGCAGGAGATCCGCCAGCGCTACAAGTTCGCCCGCGATTACTGGCGAGAGATCCGCGAGGAGCGCACTACAGACATGCGCTATGTGTGCGGCGATCCGTGGCCCGACAAGGACAGGAACGCCCGCACCGACGCGGATCGCCCCGTCCTGAACCACGATGAGCTGAACCAGTACATCGCGCAGGGAATCGGGAATATCCGACAGAATCCCCGAGGCATCAAAGTCGAGCCGGCGGCCGAGAACACCAACGACAAGACAGCCGAATACCGGCAGGCGAGAATCCGCGCGATCGAATACCGCAGCAAGGCTCAGGCCGCCTACGAGACAGCGTTTCAGCAGATGCTCGAGGGCAGCTACGGGTATTTCAGAATCGGCCGGAAGTGGGTCAGCTCCGATCAGGACAACTGGCGCCAGGACATCGTCATCAAAACGATTCCGAACCCCGACAGCGTGCTGTATAGTCCCGACGCTAAAGAGCCCGACTGGTCCGATGCGACATGGTGTTTCGTGATCGAGCCCATGAAGAAGGAAGACTTCAAAACGGAATGGCCGGATGCGCAGTACACCGATTTCTCGAACGAGGATGTAAATCGGGACTGGGTCACTGATCACACGGTGATGGTCGCCGAGTACTGGAAAGTCGAGAATACGCCGCACAAGCAAAAACGCAGAAACCCGCGCACCGGCAAAATCGAACACCGTACCTGCGGCTGCAAGAAGGTGGTTCAGTACTTCACGAACGGGGCGCAGATTCTCGACAGAATCGAGCAGCCAGGGGAGGAGATCCCAATCGCAGCCTGCATCGGACCTGAACGCTATCTGGACGACGGCAAGGGCACTACGAAACGGAAGATTTTTTCCCTCGTGCGGCTGGCTCGTGATCCGCAGCTGATGCTGGCGTACCTGGTAAGCCAGGAAGCGGAGGAAGCGGGGCTCACTCCGAAAACGCCGTTCGTCGGATACACGGGCCAGTTCGAGACGGACCTCGAAGCATGGAAACTCGTCACGAAAAAGCCGTTTCCCTTTCTGCAAGTGGATCCCATTCCCGATTCAGCGAATGGTCAAATCCTTCCAAAGCCCGAGCGCCAAAATTTCACTCCTAATTTTCCCGCGTACGAGATCGCCAAGGATTCTGCGCGGCGCGCGATCCAGGCTGCGATGGGCATCTCGCCGTTACCCACTGCGGCGCAGCGGAACACCGAAAAGTCCGGTATCGCTCTCCAGCGAATCGAGAATATGCAGGCGTTGGGATCGTTTCAATTCGTGGGCAATTTTGAAAGGGCTCTCGAGCGCGCCGGCCGGATCATCGAATCGTGGATACCGATTTACGATTCCGAAGAGGGTGTAGTCCCGATCTGTTCCGAGGACGGGAAACGGCGCATGGTCTGGATCAACACGCCGAAGCCTGTGCTCAATGCTGAGACGGGCGAGCCTGAGCAATTCTCCGTCGAGGAAGGCTTGCACGACGTGACCGTGAGCACTGGGCCGAGCAGTCAATCGATGCGGGATGCTGCGCAGGACGTCGTTGCAGGCCTCACGCAGCAGGCGCCAGCATTCGTGCAAGCGGGAATCTTGAGCCCGCCGGCCGCGGCCACAATCCTTGCCAAAAACATCCAGATGTTGAATCTGGGGCCAGTCGGGGACGAAATGGTCAAGGCGATCGATCCGGCTCAGGGACAAGCCGCGCAGCAGCAGGCGCAAGCGCTGGGTCAGGCGCACCAACAGCTGCAGAGCCTCAGCGAATACGCGAAAGGCCTCGAGGCGCAAGTGCAGCAGTTGACGATGGAACGCGAAGCCAAGATCATCGACAACCAGGCCAAGGCGCAAATCGAGCGCGAGAAACAGGCAGGCGAGATGGAACTCGCGGATAAAAAGCTCGCTACGCAAATTACCGTGGCCGAGATCCAAACCAAGATGCAGAGTATCGAGGAGCGCACGACGATGATGGCCACGATGATCCAGGAGCTGCACACGGCCGCGATGGACCGCGCCCACGAAGCGGGCATGCAGGCCGCGCAGCACGCCCACGAGCGCGACCTGGCCGACCAGCAACACCAGGCGACTATAGCGCAGCAGGCCGCCGCGGCGGCCGAGCAGCCAACGAACGGACAAGGGGCAGAAGCATGATCCTTAGAACGTCGCTCTTATTCGCTGCGGGCCTGCTCTTGTGCGCGCAGAATGTCCTCGATCCTTCATGGCAGAGTCGCACGGCAACGGGCAAAATCACTGCGGCAAGCGTGGACTGCACAGCGACGTCTTGCGTCTGGATCGTCACGCCGCCGGATGTGACCGGCGCAAGCATCCAACTGTCCAACGTCTGGACAGGAACGGTCCAGTTCGAGTCGTCTACCAACGGCTCGACCTGGGTTCCAGCCTCCACCTCGAGCGCGACCTCGAGCGGTATTTATAACTTCCAGATGGCGGGTAAACCGTTCCTGCGTGCGCGGGCCAGCGCGCTATCCGGCGGGACGATCCAAGTAGACATTAATACGAGTACCGGCACTGGCGGCGGCGGCGGTGGCGGAAGCGGCACGGTCACCAGCGTTGCGCTGGCGATGCCCACGGGCTATACCGTATCCGGTTCGCCTATCACGGCCGCCGGCACGTTTACGGTGGGTACGAGCCCAACCGATGCGGTCACGTTTCCGGCCGGCGTTCAGACCGGCGACGGCACCAAAGTTGGAGTGCAGTGCTTTAGCGGGACGACTGGAGAAGTCTGTCTCAGTGTCGCGAACGCCGCGGGAACTGCGATCGTCTATCTATGGCCATCGACAAACGGGGCAACGAACCAGGTTCTCACTGATTCGGGTTCGGTGACATGTCCGACCCTCCCGACTGTGACGCCGCCGTTGCCGGCGACGTGTCATCAGATGGCGTGGACCACGCCGACCGGCGGCTCGAGCCTGGTTACGGTCACGGTTTCGACGACGACGCCAGTCACGGTGTCGACGACGGGCGCCTATTATTTCAATGACTCGGCCGCGGCGATAACATTCAATCTCCCTACGATCACAGGCGGCATGGTGGGGACGCGCTGGTGCTTCACGTCCATGAGCGGGCGCACTGGCGCCGTGACGCTGCACGCGCCGGCGGCAACGACGATCGTCAAAGATGGCAACTCGAGCACGAGCGGCGGCAACCTGGCGAGCGCGGGCGCGCTGGGTGATGCGGCTTGCGTGATCGCGGTATCGACGACCTTGTACGTGGCGTACGCGGGGGCTGGTACATGGGGCATCAGTTGAGAACGATCGCGATATTGGCCGCGCTCGCGTTGCCGGCGTATGCCGTGACCGATGTTTATTACTCGGTCGGGCAGAACAACTCAGACCACAAGAGCCCCGCTACGACGGTGGGCATCAGCAGCGGGACGGCAACCTTCGACTTTGCGCCAACTGCGCCCAACATGGGCGTTGGTGACGACGTGAATGTCGGTGGTACCCACTATTTCATCAAGGCGAAACTGTCCGGCACACAATGGACGGTCACGACACCGACCGGAGCGCAGCCGGCCGACGTCTCGGCAGGCACAACGCTCACGTCCATCTCGCACGCATTCGTTGGGATCCAGAACGCCTTCAACGGCTCGCCAAAGGTGACGGATGCGGCCCACCTGAACAACACAAGCCTCACCGCGATCGACACGTTTTTGCACCTGGCCTGCTACAACGACACGGGCGCCCTCGATACAACGACCGCTATTACTGCGCAGAACATCACGACTGACTCGACGCATTGGGTCCTCATCTATACGCCCGTTTCGACGGTGACCGAGGCGAACTCTAATCAGCGCCATTCGGGTTTTTGGGATCCGACGAAGTTCAACATCAACGTCTCGAACGCGATCGCGATGAGTTTTACGAGCGTCGCTTATATTTGGCTAGATGGCCTGCAAATCACAAATAACTCGCCATCGGCCGATGCCCGCTACGTGATGAACTACACGGGGCCGTACACGGCGGGGGCTAATGAACAGCGCCTATCCAACAGCATTGTCAAGGGCCACGGCAACCCCAGCTGGTTTCAGCGAGGCGTGAGCGCGGCGGCGGCTAACACCGTGTTTACAATGTGGAACGTGATTGTCTACGGCATTGGCAACCCTTCCAATGCAAATTCAGTGGGACTGGTGCTGGGCGGCACGTCGGCCAATCTCAATAATGTGACCGCAATAGGGGGCAATCAGGCGCTGCAGCGATCGTCAGGCGCGATCCAATGTAAAAACATGTACGCGGGCGGATCGGTGGGACTGGCATACAGCACAGCGCTTATCACGAAAACGAACTGCGCCAGCCACGACACGAGCGGGTCTCCTGGCTTGCAAAGCATTGCGGCGGACACGACAACTTTCCGGAACGTAACAACCGGCTCTGAAGATTACAGGTTGTCGACGATCCCCGGGGGGTCTCCGCTGGTCGACAAAGGGGCGCTCAATATCACTGACACCGCGCCTCTGAACTATGCGAATGACATCGAGGGACAGGCGCGGCTCCAGGGTATGGCTATGGACATCGGGGC